TTTTTTACTAAATGAAGTAGCTGTGGCTACGATTGCCTTCTTTTTTAATCCAAGCCAACTCACTACAGTACCTACTGCATCTTTCACAAAATCTTTAATAAATTGAGGTATAAAGAAATTAATAATTTGCATCGGTAAATCTTTAAGAATACCTATTGTACCAAATAATAATTTACCAAATCTAGTAGTTGTAACTTTTCCTTGGTCATCTTTTTTTGTTAAACCAAGCCATCCTGTTACAGTACCTACTGCATCTTTTGCAAAATCTACAAGCCACTGTGGAAGGAGAAAATCTGTTAACGAAGTTAACCAACCTTTTTTTGGTTTATCTTCTGCTACTGTAACTGGCATCTTCCCTTGTGGGGTAAGACCTATCCAACCCTTTACGGTATCAACAATAGCAGTCCATATTTTGCCAGGAAATTCTTTAATTGTATCCCACTTTTCGCTGACCCATTTACCAACTGAATCAAACCATTTTGCAATTTTTTTACCACCAATCCATCCTAAAATAGCCCCAAATAAAGCACCAACTGCACCACCAATTGCAGTACCAATGACAGGAACAATAGTACCTAATCCAGCACCTATTAACCCCCATTTAAGCGCATTGCCTGACACTCCTGCTAAAGTTCCACCTTTTGTGCCACCAAAAAGACCGCCCAATGCTCCAGAAATTTTAGATACACCCCACTCTTTTGATTTAAACCACCCAGCAAACGCATCCTTAATTGCTAAAGCAATACCAGCAATAAGTGCCATCGGGCCCATCACTTTCAAAACGGCGGGATTAGAAAATACTTTCCCTGCGCCTGCCCATAAACTTTTTAGGCCGAACTTCATTCCCTTTGCTATTGTTTCGGCTACTGTTCCAAGAATACCCGATATACCCAAAGCTCCCATAAGGCCTTTACCTTTTTTCTTACCTTTTTTACTTTTTCCTTTCCCAGCAGGACCATCTTCAACACCACCACCCATACTAGTATTTTGAGCAATTTCTTTCAGAATATCAACTTTTTCTTTTTCACGCCCAGCACCTTCTTTTTCTTCTTCCCTATCACTAGCATCTTTTTTGGGAACTTTAGGCGCTAGTAGACCATCCTTGAGGATTTTGTTTTGGTCTTCAAGTTTTTTAATTACTTCATTTAAAAACTTTTCTTCCGCCATTTATTTCATTCCTTTAGGAACATTTGCTCCTGGCTTACCAACATACAAACCAAAGAATGCTGCTCCAGCACCTACAATGGTAGATATAAACATTGCTTGTGAATTAGTAGGATTGGATAAATTCATAAACCAATTTACTGATGCATAAAATGCCCAACAGTATGCAAGCATAACTAATCTAGGAATGATACGAAATTTATCTAACATCCCAGCAAGAATGTTATACCAAGTATGTTCCTCTTCTGGATGGTTAGGAACAATATCGGTTTTAAGTAGTTCGTATTCCTTTGTAGTCTCTATTATTTTAACTGTCTCATCAGCCATTTCTTCCTCTCTCTTTTTCTGTCCGCTGTTTTTCCTCTTCAATAAATTGCATTAATAGATATAAATATATTTCCCTTTCCCAAGGTATCATGTTTTCTAACTCTGTCAAACTATAATTGTGATGCTGCATTAACGCAAAATTTGTTCTCATATAGTTTTCAAGGCTATCATGAGAAAGGGCTATACGAAAAAACTTTGCAATCCTGTCAATTCTACTTCCACATTCTTTTTAGTCTTTGGATTTTTAACCTTTATCATATGAGTTAGACTAGGCATAGTTGAAAAAAATACTCCTATTGACTCCAAATTATTTGCTGACATACTATCTATAAAATCTCCTAACTCTTTATTAGAAACATCAATTTTATGATGAATTTCATCTCCATCATGAATTTCATATATGCAAGATTTAATTAAATCAAATGTTGCTTCTGTTTCTCCTCCACCATCAAATCTATGCATATCTTTAAGAGTAGGATATGTCATTATCAATTTTATATCATCTGTAAGAGCAATTTCATTTGTATGATCTTCATTTTGTAGAACATCTACTTTATCTAAATTCACTTTAACAGGTATTGTTTCCTCTGTATCAGGAATAGGAACCATTATTTCAACTTCTTCTCCTACTGATTTTGATCTAATCTTTAGAAAAATATATTCTACATCAAAGAGTGGTAATTTATATGCATCTAGTTTATCGAAAGTACAAGCCTTAATAATATTTGCAAATGCAGTTTCCAACTGTTTTACATCTTCTGATTCCTCTGCCATCATCAAAATTTTCTGTTCCTTTACCAAGAAAGGTCTAAATTTTACTACTTCCCCCGATGATGGTAATTCCAATTCATATGTTGCGTTATTTAATTGTGGTAATGCCATGATTTTTCACCTCTTTCTTATTCATTTCGGCTGACACGGTCTTCAGCCCTATCGGTCAGAAGCTTCCCGGCCTGTTCGCCGGACCTCTGTCGCAAAATTTCTGTTTCATTTAATGTTGTCCAATATCTATATGCCAAAGTTACAGGAATTTTTATAATCTCCCCGTTAGGAGCACTATTCAAATCAGACGGCCCAATTGTTTTGGGATATACTTCTCGTAATTCCACTCCAAATGTTGGTTTGTAACTTTTATCTAAAACCCAAATTTGTATTATACCAATATAATCATTATAGTATTTAGCATTCCAATTATTAACACCGTAACACATTTCCTGCCATCTTTCAAATAAAATTCTTTCTGACAGGTATACATCAGAAATAAAAGTTATTGCTACATCTCCACCAAATCCGGCACCATTTACTATTTCTCTTGTTGGTCCATATATGTTAGAATCTGTTGTTGTATTCAAGTTTCTGCCAGGCATGGAAACACTTTCAGCACGTAATTCCACATGTTCAAGATGCCCGGGCGAATCATAGATATTACCCACATTTATGTCAGTTGGAGGAAATAATCTAATAGCAAATTTATTTGCAACTGCAAAATCACCACCTTTAAATTTGTTTACAAGAGAATTCGTAAAAGCTTCGGGTGGTCTGCCATAGTCTTTAAACCCTGTTGTAACAAATTTTTTAGAAGGTTCTAGGTCCTTTTTTCCGTACGGGTCTGGACCCCGTGGATGAATCTCCTTGTCAAAGTTTTGGACTGGTTTTCCGTATGGTTCGGGGCCTTGTGGATGAATCTTTGTTTTCCTTTTTACTGCATCTACTGGTTTTACTAAAGGTACTTTAGAAGGTTGTGGAGCATATTTTACTGGTTTCATTAATTTCGTGACTATTGAACCTACCTTCAGAACTGGTGGAGGCAATGATTTAACCACACTCGGCCGAGTTATTTTTCTTGGCACAGGCCCGCCGGGAAACCAGCTCGGACCAGTAGTGACAGGAGCGTCTTTTGGTTTTTTCCGAGGTACGACTTTTCTGTGACCTAAAGGAACCGGATGAAAGGGCATTAAATCATACTCCTAGATTCTTTCCATACTTCAGATGTTGTTGCTTTCTTAAATCTTGCTACAGGTAATAGAGTTGCTACTGTAAATTCATCTGCATCTATTCTACGAAACTGTGACTTAGTGTAACCAGCAAGATATCTGTGTATTGTTGGTTTCATTAATTTCCCTGTAAGTCCTTTATTTAATTTTTTATAAGTAACTATAAGTTTTGTGGTTACATCAAACTTTGTATTATTTGAATAATCTACCAATTGATCTAACAACTTTATTCTTAGAGGAATGGGTAGATAATGCATATTTATTCCAAGAAACCCATCAGAATATTTCTCTATTGGCAATACTAGTGGAAACGTATCATAGTATGGTAATTTTTTTGCATGTTTTGGTGCATAAAAAAACATATTTAATAGACCATAAAATGGTCTTGATTGTTTTTTACCATCTCGTATCAATTGTTGAGATTTAGGTGTTCCAAATTCTTTAATTTTTTCCCTATACCATTCTGTAGAACGAGGCCTACCTCCAGCAGCATCTACAACACTTTGGATGTATGCACTTTTCTTACCTTCAGATAATGATGATAATTTACTACCCATACCTTCAGATAATGTTGTAAATGGACCCGTTTCTATTTTAGCCATATCATTATTATTTATACGAGATATTAAGATGGTCTTCATTTAGAATTTTAAATTCCATATCATTTTTCCCACACCATTCTGTTGCATATTTCCATTTTGCCTGATTAATACCCCAAGTTTTCATTTCACCAAACCATTTTTTGGTTTTTCTTTTGGGTGTTGATTTAGGTGGAACACATTGTTTCTTGGGCTTTATTTCTATAATTAATTTCTTAATGGTATTATCATGTTGTTGAACTTTTATATAAAAATCTGGAAAGTAACGGTGTATTCTACCGTCCCAAGGTGATAAATAAGGTATAATGACTTCTTCACTCCCCCATTCTAGAATTGCGTTATTGTTATCACAATATTTCATAAACTTTCGTTCCCAAAGAGAACGGTATATAATTCGGTTTGGGTTACCCTTATATTTGTAAGGATTTGTCGGTATGTATCTGCCTTTGTATGACATAGTATATAAATAGTTATAAGGTTTATAATATAGGATTATTAAAACATGGCTAATGTAAAAATTTCTACTCGTGACAGAAGGAGAGATATCCTTCTTAGTCAATCATCTAAAACATCGGGTGGCCGCCTTGGTAGCAAAAAACTAAACAGTAACACAGGCAAACCCTTAAAAAAATATACAACAGAGAATCTCTCTTACCCGGCTGATGTAGACAGTGACCAGATGCAAGGGCATTATATAATGTTTTTTATCAATGTGGTTTTAAATGCGAAATTAAAAGGTACACTAAAAGGGCCTAAAAATGTGTCTACTGTTCGACGGGGGGAGTTGGATATACAAGCGCGACGAACACTATCAGCAATAAGGCCTGCAACTAAAAGATTAAGTTCCAGTATAAGTCTTTATATGCCACCTTCTGTTCAAGTTTCATATGGTGCTGGTTATACAGACCATGATATAGAAGTAGGAGCCGAAGCAATAATACAAGGTGGAATAGCAGCTGGTGGCGAAGGCGGCGCGATGAGCAAAGTGTCGGCCGGCGTCCAGGCTATGTCGGGGGCCCTTGCCGGGCAAGGGATAAAAAAGATGCTCACATCGGCGCTGTCGGCCAAAAAGTGGACGATACCCGGCATGGGTGGTTTAGATGCAATGCTTCAAATAGGTAGTGGTGTTGCAAAGTCTGGACGATTAGAAATGTTATTTGATAGAATGAGTAGACGAACATTTTCATATACTTTCACTTTCGTACCAAAAAGTCAAGAAGAATCTTTAATTGTTCAACGAATTATTTTCTTATTCAAATCTTCAATGCATCCCGAATATGGTGACTTGGCCAAACTTGGCAAAGAGGCGGTGGAACGCTTAACCGGAGGCGCGAAAAAGGTAGCTGCGAACGCGGGAATGGCCCGGCCTGGCTCGGAGGCCAAGGTAGGTGCTTCATCTGGTAGAAATTTGCTCATTCCTGATACTTTTGATATAAAATATTATTATGCTTCTACTGCAAATAATTATATGAACAAAATTTCAACGTGTTATTTAGAGAGTTTAAATGTAACATATGGAGGAGATAAATTTAGAGCATATGATGTACAGCCAGGAATTTTTGGAGACGGTGCTCCTCCACAAAATATTACCCTTGCATTAGGATTTAAAGAAATGGAAATTCTCACACGGGAAGCAATACACGAAGGATTTTAAAATGTACTTTAATAACTTTCCAAGAATTAATTATGATAATACAGGCAATCAAGAGTTTAAAGTCGCAGTTAATATACTACGCCGTGTTGGAATGAGAACAAAAATTGTATCAAACCTTTCTCTTTTTGATACACATGATGTTGGGGAGGGAGACTCTCCCGAATCAGTAGCAGACTTTTATTATAATAATCCAGAATTGCATTGGATTATTTTATTAACAAATAATATTATGGACAGATATCACGATTGGCCAATGTCTACACCACAATTTTTATCATATATTAATGATAAATATTCTACTCCATATGCAACACATCATTATGAGATTGCTCAAACGTCTGGTGACACTACAACAACTATAGATATTGGAACAGATAATACAGATTATTCTTCTGCAACTGCTATAACTAATTTGGAATACGAAGAAGCAGAACAAGATAAAAAACGTAAAATAAGAATAATTCATCCTTCTTATATTGAACAAATAATAACAGAATTTGAAACTATGTTAAAAGAGAGTGCAGTATAGTGACTAGTAAGGGTCTTAGTTATGTTGGAGAATTTCTGATTGAAGAAGCAACTATAATAACTTCTGAAAATCTGGTGCTCGATATTGCCAGTAATATTGGTAGTATAGATATTTTTGAAGACATAGAGAATTCCGCAATCATGGGTGAAATGATTTTTTCTGATCCTATTGGAGTAGATGTCGTTGGTCCTCTTATCGGTCAGGAATACCTTAGTTTAGTAGTTAAAACTCCCACAGTAGACGAACAAGAAAATATCTTTGATTTTCGTAAACATACCGCAGGATTATTGTCGATTTATCACTACGATAGAAAAGTAGAAGTTGGTCCCAAGGGTTCCGGTCATATAGTACGCTTTATGACTTCAGAATTTATAAAAAATAATAGATTGAAGTTATCTCAAACTTTTACTGGTTCGTATTCTGATATTGTAAAAAAGGTGTTAAAAGAAATTATTCAAACACCAAAAGATTGTTATATAGAACCAACTCTTGGTAATAAGAAAATCCTTGTACCAGATATTTCTCCATTTGAAGTTATCGAAATGGCAAAACGAGAATCAATAAGTGTATATGCTAGTAGTCCAACTTATTTCTTTTATGAAACAAAGAGAGGTTATCATTTTCGGTCTATAGACAGTATGGCTGCTGAAGGAACTATACAAGATTATACAACATTTCCTAGTGGGTCTAAGTATTCTGGTGTAGGTGCGGAACGACATCAAGGCTTAGTGGAACAGACAACTAGAGAATATATGAAAATTATAAATTATAATATAGATAATGCCAACGATATGGTACTACATCAACAGGCAGGGACTTTTTCTTCTAAAACGATAACACACGATATCTATAATAAAAAATATGATATAAGCTTATATAATTATCATGATAATTTTGAAAAGGAATCACATATGAACAAGTGGAATTTACACGATGAACATCCCAATTACAGTTCTACTCCTGTTGATAACAAAAAGAATCGCATATCTGATTTCCCCACTAAAACATATTACATGCCTGTTTCTCATAAAGACTCCAAGAAAAAAATGGATGGCAGTTATCTTTCTAAATCAGGCAAATCAATATATCATTCAACCCGACCTATGGATTGGATGGGGAGAAGAACTTCCCAGATGATGCAATTGAAAGCAGGAAGAGAGATTGTTTTAACCGTGAATGGACAAACTGGTGTAAGTGCTGGGGATATGGTAAACATAGAAATACCCTTTAAAGCAGCTGCAAATGTCGATGACAGAAAATTGGATAGATTTTTTGATGGTCCGTTTTTAGTTAAAAGGATTAGACATAACTTTGATTTAATGAGTACTGCAAAACCAATGCATAATATGTTTTTAAATTGTATAAAAGATTGTGTAAATGAAAGTTTTAAAGAATCAAAAGATGCATATGAACCTACATATTCTAAAGAGGGGGTGGTTGTTACCGACTTTTATGGTGAAACAGAAGCAATGGAGACTGATGATTAGACGAGGAATTAAACAGATAACATATAACAGGGGAACTGTAACCATGGCCATTAGGAAGCTTCGTAAAGAACGAATTAATAGGATTAAACAAATGAACTTTCAATTGCAAGAACGAACTTTTCAACCACTTTCTGAAGAAGATAAATATCTAATAGAAATGGCAGGTTATGATATAGGAAAACAAGATGAAAACATTCCAAGAATTACAAGAAGGAGTTTACGACCCCAATATATTTAAGGCTATATTCTTAGCAGGAGGGCCGGGGTCTGGTAAAACTTATGTTGTCAGAAAAACTACTGGCGGTTCTGGTCTAAGAATAATTAACTCAGATGATGCATTTGAAACTCTTCTGAAGAGGGAGAATTTGTCTCTAAAAATGCCCGAAGGGGAGAAAGAAAAACGTGACGTAGTACGAACAAGAGCGAAGGAGATTACTGGAAAACGAGAAAAAAACTATCTTACTGGTAGACTAGGTATTATTATTGATGGTACAGGGGCAAAGGCTAATAAAATAATTAGTCAACATAGTCATTTACGTTCACTAGGTTATGATACGCACATGATATTTGTTAATACTTCTCTTGATGTAGCACTACAACGCAATGCAGAACGTGGACGATCTGTTCCAGAAAAAACAGTAGTAGAATCATGGAACAATGTTCAAAGGAATTTGGGTCTGTTTAGTCAAACTTTTCAACGAAATCTTATTATTGTGGACAATAATGATGCGACTGATGATGTATTTGCGAAGTATTGGAAACAGATATCAAGACTATTAAAGAGAAAAGTTACTAATGGCATTGCAAAAAAGTGGATTTCTATGGAACTTGCCAAGAAAAAAAGATAACTTTTCTCATTACCCCAATGAATTCAATGACTTACATTCAACGATTTCCCTTGACAAAACCTGTCTGATATGGTAGCCTGTATATATAAATGGAGATTAGTGAGTGTACCAAATGAGTAAAAAATTAAATGCACTATTAGATACTTTAGATGATGTAAAAAATCCAAAGGAAAAGGTTGGAGTTTTGCATGTCAACAAAGTCGCCTGGGGTGGAGGGCCCTCCAGCTGGAGGCCGAGTTTTCATAATGGCCCAAACTGGGATGACCGAACCGTCGAACATTTAGTTGCGTATGTTGAGGTTGACAAAAATTGGTCCGTTAATAAAAAACTTGAAAAAGTCTTTATGAAGACGAATAGTATTACTGATGCTTGGTGGAATAACAAAGAAGTGACTAAGATGTTTTCTGGCAAAGCATGTCGGAGTACAAGTATCGGTGACATAGTGATTATTGGAACAAATAAGTATAAATGTGAATCAACTGGTTGGAGTAAGACTGCTTGGAAGAAACCACTACATGAATGGAAGGAAATCGGCGTCATGGACAGCGCCTCTTTGAGGAGAGCCTATAATGAGTTGTGTAAATAAAGTTAGTTATTATGTCCCTAAAGGATATGATTACAGAGAGGTATTTGTTCGTTGTGGCAATACCGATCCTCACGGTAATCGGGCAATCTGTGACAAGTGTGCTAGTAGCCCTGTTATAATGAGGGGTATTAGACAACACGAAGAAAATGTCTCTGCTGATAATGCATGGTTAAAGTCGGCAGGTTGGGGAGAAATGTAAGGAGGCTGCATAATGAGAGAACGAACTACTTCGCGGATATACAAGAAACCAGACCCTAGTTGCAAAGTAGAGAATACGGAGAAGAAAAATATAGAACATCCAGATAAAGCACAGGCAATAGTGCTCGATCATGAAGAATGGGCGAATACTGTCAGTGAAGAGTGGTGGGGAGAATCAGATAACCTGTATCACTCTATGTTTAATGGCCGAGAAGACGGTCGCGGATTTGGAAGATAGATTGTAATGAATAAAGATAAATTAATCAAACGAATAGATGCTGCATTTGTGGCAAGGAAAAATTCTAAAGCTCCTTGGGCAATAAACTATTGGGATATTGTGTTGGGAACTTTATTGAGAAAGGCAAATAAAATTGCAACCGTCAATTATCATTTAAATTAAAATAGGTATAAATACTTATGAGAAAGAGGCTTATAGGATGCAGGAACAACTCTTAAAAAAGTTTAAAAAGTGGGAAGATTTGAATATGAATAACACAAAAACTACTACTACTACGACTAGTTCTACTAACACTTCCACTGTTTCGTTAAACATAGCCGGCACTATTCCTATTGAGGTAAGTTTATCTCAACGAAAACAAGCTGAACAAGTTGTTTCCCTTACAGATAGAGCAAAAAAGTATCTGTTAGATGTTGCAGGGGATGGATATGTGACTTTAGGTGTAAAGGGCGGTGGTTGTTCTGGACTAACCTATGTATGGGGGCAAACAGACACTACTAAACACGAACATATACAATGGAGTGACCCTGTTGATGGTGTTCTTTTACTAGACCCAAAGAGTGAAATGTATGTTAAGGGTTCAGTAATTGATTATATCGAAAAACTAGGAGGGAGTTATTTAAGTATATCCAACCCAATGAAAACCGCAGGATGTGGGTGTGGAAGTTCATTCAGTGTATGACAGATTCAAAAATATTACGAACAGATTACAAATATGATATAGATGAAGTTCTTTTAGAATGGGAAAAAATCAAGATAAAACTGCAACATTCTCACTGGTATGAAGGAACACAAACCTCTCTACAGTATAGTTCTAAGTGCAAACAGAAGTTCACTGATGGGTATGGCGTCATCGATGGCGCCACAGTCATCAGTACTGATGGGTGCGGAAATTTAAATAGAATAGAAGGAAGATCAGAACAAGACTTTAATTTATTAAATCCGTTGTACAAGAATACCATATTTGAACAAATAATTAACGATGTTGGAGCATGTCGTGCAAGGATTATGAAAATCCCTAAACATACATGCTATTCTATTCATTCAGATAGGGTTGGTAAACCCGGACGATATCATTTACCAATGATTACAAATCCACATGCATTATTCATGTTTTATGAATCAGAAATTTCTTCCACCACAACACATTTACCGGCTGATGGATATGTTTGGTGGACAGATACTACAAAAGAACACACATTTATTAATGCCGGACCCGAAAGAACACATCTTGTTATGTGTATAATAAAATGACCATTTCATCATCTCTTGTAATCAGCCTAATGATATGGATATCCACAATGACAGGATATATTGTACCTGACCCACCAAAGGTAGTGTATAAAACTGAGTCAGAATTAGCCCATATACTATACAACTGTAAAAAACCCACAAAAATAACAAAACCAACTTGTGATGATATTAAGTCTGATAAGTATAAGGGCAAGCACCATAGAACCCTTGCAATTTATAATAACGTCCTTCAACAAATTTATATCAGAAAAGATTTAGAAAAATCCTATAATAAAGTGATTATGCAATCCGTTCTTTTACACGAACTGATTCACCATATGCAGTATAAAAATAAAGTAGACCTTGGTTGTTTGGGAAAGTATGAAAAGGAAGCATATAATCTACAGAATATTTGGTTATTGAAACAAGGAGAAAAAAATATTATGAAAACATTGGACTTAAATTCTTTATATTTGATGATGTTGTTCTCCTGTGGAGATTATAATTATTTAAATTCGTTTGATAATAGAAGGTTCTTCTCCGAAATACACTAATGCTATATATATCACCACCTTTTGGTAATTATATAAACCTACGAAATACAAAATCTATTCACGGTACATTTACATGGGAAAGACGTAAGGGTATAATTCACCACACGTTACGGTCTTTACGTCCTGTTTGGGGTGGATGGAGAAACCAAATTGGATTACGGAACTGGGGTATTCGGAATGTCGATTTTTCTTCCGAACATGTCTATTCCATAAGTGCAATTCATGCGGAAGATTGGGAATTAATGTTGACCTACCTACCATCCCATCTGGCAATAGAGCTGAATTTAGGATGTCCTAATGTAACACATAAACCTATTCCCAATGAACTGCTTTCGGAATTTTTACATAAGTTCCACCCCCAGTATCTGCAAGTCAAGGTTTCTCCCGAAATCTCCCTATCGGAATTGGAAAATCTTTTTGAAATTGGTATTCAGAAAATACACCTGAGCAATACTCTTGGAAATGACCCCAGAGGAGGTATATCTGGTAAGCCGTTACGATTGAAAAATCTACGTCTAGTGAAAAAAGTACGAAAGATGTCTGATATCCGTATTATTGCTGGTGGGGGGATATATTCGTCAGACCATCTAAAACAGTACCATGACGCAGGTGCCACGGACTTTTCATTAGCCACTATATTCCTTTCTTGTCCATGGAATGTCCCCCGTATCCTCCAAGAATACACAAAGTTGTAATAAACTCCGCATTTTATAATGAGAATAAGACCTCTATTCTCCGCATTTTGGCCTTCACCTCGTAATTTCAATGAATTCAATGACTTATATTTAACGATTTTCCTTGACATTTGTTGGTCAACTATGGTATAATGTCTGTATATTGAATGAGGGAGATATAACGATATGATGAAAAAGTATAACAATTGGGGTATCGACATGGGTGGTCTTTCAATGACTGATCCCAAACGGTATAGGAAGATTAATGCTGTTCTTACCAATAAGGGCAAAAAGAAAGACTTTTTGGATAGAGTTAATACTATTCCTTTGGAATATGTTTCCGATGTTGTTGATGAGGGTTCAACACCTGATGATACAGTATTTAATTCTGAATTAAAGGCCGCTATAACTAAAGGATTATCAACCCTAACACCTAGGGAAGAAATAGTATTAAAAATGAGGTTCAGTATCGGTCATACTTTGGAAGATATTGGTATAAAATTTAATATTGGTATGGAAAGGGTACGTCAAATTGAAGCTAAGGCACTACGAAAGTTAAGAAATAACAATTCTTTTAGAGATTTTTTGAATGCAACTTAAAGATAAGTTTTTTACTGCTGCAAAAGCAGTTGCAATGTCAGGTAATGGAGTTGGAACTAAAGGTAGTAAGTTCCGATTAGGTGCAGTCTTGGTTGAGAAGAACTCCGTTATAAGTGTAGGCCATAATTCTTACAAAACTCATCCTATAATGGCTAGTAGAACTGAATGGCCTTTTCTCCATGCAGAACAACACGCAATTATCAGGAGAGGTTTGGATAATTGTGATAATCTTAACATGTATGTTGTCAGAGTATTAAAGAATAATGATATGGCAGTCAGTTATCCCTGTGAGGTTTGTAGAGAATTGATATCTAATATCGGTATCAAGAATGTATTTTATATTAATGAATTAGGAGAATTTGCAAAATGGGTAACTAAAAATGACAAATCCAATTGAGTCATGTATACTGTATATAAACTGAGAAAACAAAGAGGTTGTTATGAAGATTAGATTTGACGCGGGGGCAATTGCTACTGGATATGGGATTTCTGTGGATGGTCTACTTAAATCTTGGACTGGAGCTACCCTTTCGGGAATTATGGAAGAGCGAGTTGCTAGTTTGGTTAATGGTGAACGCATGGGTGACAAACAGTTGCCGTACGATGTGATTGCCAAAGATCGTTCTCTGAAGAAGATTGAGGTTCGTAATCTCATGGCTTCTGCAGCAAATTGGGCCCCTTCGACCGCCACTGGTGTGAACAGGAAATTTTGTGAAGAGGCTTTCTATGATAAGGTTGAGTCATGTGATTCTTATGTGTTTTGTGACCTTCGGGATGTACGTGTATCCAGTGAAGTTACTATATATGAGATCACTGCTGAAGAAACACTTGACATGTATGAGAAGGTAAAGGCAATTAAATTTTGCAAGACCAAGCGCAGGGAAGACGTTGCATATTACATGAGTAACAATGCAAGCATGACACAGAAGCGTTTCTTTGAGCGGTTTCCTTATGAAGAGTATGCCTTTGTTGTTTAAAACAAATACCATTCATATTGGGGATAACATAGAGACTCTACGTTCTCTCCCCGATAAGTGTGTAGATATGTGTGTCACCTCTCCTCCTTACTACAATCTTAGAGACTATAAGAACCAAAAGCAGATAGGGGCAGAGAACACCGTTGAACTGTTTGTCAAAAATCTGTGTGAGGTGTTTGATGAATGTCATCGTGTATTGAAGGATACAGGATCATTGTGGGTCAACATTGCTGACACATATGACAATAAACGGTTGCAACAAGTTCCGTCACGATTTGAAATCGCAATGACAGATAAGGGATGGTATCTTCGTAATGAGGTTATCTGGAATAAACCAAACCCACAACCAATTAGTTCCAAGGATAGGTATTGGAGTAATCATGAGAAATTCTTTTGGTTCGTGAAGAATACCAAAGGATATTTCTTTGACAGAACACCTATACTTCTACCTCAAGCAGAGATTAGTGTTAGACGTATGTTCTCGAAAAATCATATGGATAAGCGTAAGGATAAAAATGTTTCAGAGAAAGAGGGTTTTGCTCTAAATTCTCAGAATCAAGATAAACACTATGAACGTATGCGTGATAAACTAGGAATTGAGAAGGGCTTCGATTACGATCAATTGGTGAAAGAGGGTAGATGCCCTATGCGCCCTGAGATGACCGTATGGGATATATCTTCCGCAAGTTCTGTTAAGTGGGCACACTTTGCGACATATCCAAAGGAATTGATTGAGAAACCAATTCTTTCTACATGCCCTGAGAACGGTATCGTACTTGATCCGTTTATGGGTAGTGGCACTACTGCTATCGTAGCATTAGAGAATAACAGAAAATATATAGGATGTGAGTTAAATTCCGAGTATGTTGCACTTGCTAATGAGAGAATAAAGGATAGCAATGTTGGTAACTTAACTACTTTTTTTGGAGAATAAATGTAAAATGGGTAACAGAAAGAAAGAACTGAAAAGAAAATTGATGGTTTTAGATTGGTATCTAGTGCTCCTGATTGTAGCGGTTATAATCAGTTTTTTGACTTTTTATATCTAATGTGAACTCTAAGAGAAAGGTAATTGGATAAATAATACTATGGATATGGACATGGAATTGTTAGAATCGTTGTTTGAAAAGAACTACGAACAAGTTTTCAATCATCTTGTTGATGTAACTCTTCAAGGTAAACATGCTTTACCGTCTAAAAATGAACTAAAGATGGTAGAAAAGACAGCTGCGGATATGGCTAAACAACAATACGAGAATTTACCATCTGATTTTGACTATGAAGAATTATCGGAAGAATTATAAAAAGCCTATAAAAAACATCATGTTGAGTGTTTTAGTATCCTCAGTGTCTCAGTTCGGAATCCCCCGACCCCTAAGAAATATACAAAAAAGCAAAATAAATCGAAAAAAGGGCTTGACAAGGGGGGCCCAGATGTGGTATAGTAGTCATGTTGAGTTTCTATAAAGGTTAATAGTCCATGAATTATATAACATGTGACGGTGGTACGAAGTTCCAAAGAGAGCTCGCAGTCTTAATTGTGGAGTTCTGTATATGGGAGCTCATGCCTAGGCACCGGACTTTAGACTTGGATATTCAATTAAAACCAACAATCTTTGAGCAGAATTCAGAGGCCCTCTGTTATCCTACAGGTGAGGATTACCGGCCTAGAGATTTCTGTCTGGAGATTGATAGCCGAATCTGGAGAAGGAATTCTAAACGATGGAAAAGAAGGGGGGCTAGAGACGACTTTATAACTACAGTAGCTCATGAAATGGTTCATGTGTATCAGTGGGTGTCTGGCAACCTCAGAGACAGGCTCAGTGATTCACCGAGCCGAGAGGGTTATAGACAGTACTGGAAGGGTAAAGATTATACCAATATAGCCTATAGGAAATTACCTTATGAGAAAGAGGCCTATAGGATGCAGGAACAGCTTCTGAGAAAGTTTAAAAAGTGGGAAGATTTACCTTGACATCACCACCCACATGTGGTATACTATCACAGCCTTTAGGATATAGGAGTCTTATATCCTTATAACCCATTGGGGAGGGGGCTCAGATAATGCTTGACATTACCTGTCAGATGTGGTAGAATGGCCACACAATGAGAAGAGAGGTTAAGTCAAAGATGTGAATGTAAATCCCAGTTAAACCGCGAGTAGGTTCTCCCTGTATTGAATTGAAAGCTATCGGGATCGGAGTGTGATACAGGGTGACCCTCAAGAATTATATTTCTGGTTGAGGGTTATGGCAAGGGGGACGCAGCCCACGTTGCTTAATAAGGCCCAGAATAAAACTTTGAAACAGTCATTGTCATGATAAGGAGATAAATTAAATTATGGCTACTACGAAGACCCAAGCTACTAAAGTAGCGGTTGCCCTTGAAACAGGTGCAGAACTTACTGCAAAGCAGATTAGCGCCCGTTATGGTGTTAAGAATGTTCGTGCAGTAATTAGTCAGCTGCGTACAGAAGGTTATTCAATCTTTCTGAACAAGCGGGTAAGTTCATTTGATGGTGAGACTTACATGAAGTATCGCCTTGGTGCGCCGCTTCGCTCTGTAGTCGCTGCTGGTACTCAGGCTCTACGCGTTGCGTAACTTGATACTGAAGTAAGAGTTACCACTGGGGCGACCTATGAACCATCGGGTTAACCTTCAGCTGGACACCGCCCAACTGGGCCGGCAGCTGAGGTGACCTGAAGGTTGATGGGTTAACCTCCAGTGGAACTCAGTTAATAACTGAGAGTGTCCTGTGAACGCGATGAACCTAGGCATTGATTCATGGGACACTCTTTAATTTCTGAAATAGCTTAAAGGGTCCCCCCCTTAAAACTGAGTGTAGTTGCTTAATCTATAAATGCAATAAGTATCCAAAGAGCAATATGGGCCACCCCCTAAAACTGATAGGTTTTCAATTGCACTTCCCTTATATAAATGCAACCGAAAGTCTAACAAGTTTTCACAATAAGTATCCATATATACTGATAAATCAGTGGCTTAGCGATTTTTCTTGACAAAGCTTGTTCAATATGGTAAGCTGTATACATAATGAGAAACAAAGAGAGGAGAATTGTGTAATGAAAGTTTATTTATTTGTTGGTGCATGGATGTTTATTGGATATATGATTGCAAAGCTTTCTGAAAAACTATAAAGGTAAAAGTTAATGTCTAGTTACTATGATGATAATTTCGGTTGGTATGATATTGAAGATGAAGACGATGTTAGTTTTTATCATCAGATGCAAGCTGAAAGTGTTTTAAAAATCTGTAATGGTTGTGGACGTAAAGTGAAACTCCGCCGCCAGTATGGTTACTGTAATTCTTGTGCAAATGCTATAGAAATGGGTATGGATGTAGGTTAATGGATAATATCGGAATTTCCCATGGAACTTGGACCATGGATATGGAAGAGAAATTTTGGGACATCACTGATAGCTATAGGCCACGTTCTACTCCGGACAGGACCAAATGGTATCAGCTGGTTCAGGGCCTCCTGAACGAATCTAGAAAAATAAGTGAAGATATTCTTACTCTTGAGGAAATCAAAGTTGAGGGTGAGGATGGTTAAATTGAAAAAGAACAAAGACAAAAAAAAGATGGTGGCCGATACAAATGATGCGGCCTCGTATTTGGAGTATCTAAAAAAAGAAAAGGATTTTTGGAAAAAGGTTTGGCCCCAAAAAACCGAAAAAAACTGTTGAGAAATAGTGCATTTTTTTCTTGACAAAACATGTTCAGTGTGTTAAAATGTGTATATTGATGGAGAATGAGATGGAAAAAGAAATCAAGTTTACGGGTGAAGAGATGCAAATGATTAATGACGCGATTTATATCATAATGGATTTCGACTACGAAGAGGGTACGAAAGAGTACACGATTTGTGAAACCATAACGGATAAGATTGCAACAGCGATTTTTGGATGTGGGACGGTAAAATCCATTTATTCAGTTATGGAGAAACTTGATGGGTAGAGTTAAAGCTTATGCAATGGATATGGAAGAGAAATTTTGGGACATCGCTGATAAAGAAATAGGTGGATATGAGGTTTATGGCGAGTTTGAAGAAATGATGCTTGATTTGCCTGAGGTAAAGGGTTGTCTCGCATTTAATACTCTTGATGACGTCAAAGATACTCTTGAGGATGGTTGGTCTGAATTTTGGAGTAAGAACAGAGCCTTGGAGCCCCCGCGAGGGCCGCGAACCTACGTTGAGTTTAGTCACGAAGGTATCGTAACGAGGATGCCCGTTATGATGAAAAAAATATAATGGGTAAATATCTTTGTATTAAATGTGGTGAAGCTTTTAGAACTGAACCGGGTCACCCTTATGATGGTTTTGAAATTTGGTACAGTATACTTATCATTAAGTTGCTGTGTGACAAATGTGAAGAAAAATCTCTGAACACAATAGGAGCAGTATAATGTCAAGATCAAACGCAAAGCAAGAGAAAATTAACAAAGCTAAGAAATCGGCGCCGAAAGTTCCTGGCGACACCTGTCCTTCTATTGATTATTGTCAGGCAATTGCAAAACAAATTGCAGATCGTGGTGATGAATGGGGGGTAAAACAAGGAGCAATTATAGAAAATGTTTTAGAATATATTCGGAGTTCAAATCAGGAATTACGAGATAGTTCCTTTTACTGGTATCAGGAATATAAGAGAGTTGTATAAATGACCCCCCCCCCCAAAACTGGGAGGGGGCCCTGCTTGAAGATGTTATTATAAATTATAAGGAATTATATGAAATGAAAACCGAGAAAGACATTAAATTCTTAGATAGAATTGATGGTCGAACTCTGAATCAAATCCAAGCAGTATTGGACGAATTGAAAATAAAATATGGCTCCAGTGCAAGAATGCATTTTTCACGCGGAATATTTGGTCATGTGAGTAAGATTACATCTTACGGAAACCGAGAGATGAAGGAGAAAATATGAAAGAATCTAGTGGAGAATTTCTTGAAGTGTATCGTGAAGAATTTATTGATGAGTATCGTGATCGGATCAATCTATCCGAAGAATCTAGTGGAGAATTTCTTGAGGAGTATCGGGATTTTAATATTTTCAAAAACAGGAATCCCATTGAATTTTGGCTTGAAGCCTGCGGTGATGGCGTTGTCCTGAACGAGTTCAATGGAAAAGAAATGGGTTTTGTGGAAGACGCAAAGGTTGCCATCGATGAGTACTGGACTTATTCTATGGTAAACCAAAAAATATAAAAACCTCTAGAGGAAGTTATGTATGTGGCGATATAAAACAGACAGATTAGGCAATCCTAATCCAGCAGTACAACGCAGAGTAGATAAAGTAGGTACGGTAGATTTAAATTCCCATGAATCCAGAGAACGTCTTGGGTATTGTTTTCTAGAATGGGATGAGTTTTTATCAGTATCAGTACCAGCTCGTCAGCTGGCAGCTGCGGCCGCAGGAGCTGCGGCCCAGGCGAGAAACTTTTCAAAAGTTTCGAGGAAAATGTTAAATGAAACCTGTTGAAAAAAGTTCTGAAATGGTAAAAGTACTAGATTCTATTTCTTTAAATATGTTTGGTAAATCTCGATCTGAAGCAATCAGGCAAAACATTTGTGTTAATTGTGGTGGAGAAGCCGACAGATTTGTAGATATTAGGAGCAAACGGGAATTTGCTCTTTCTGGGTTGTGTCAAAATTGTCAAGATTCTCTTTTCGGTTCCATTGGAGAACCATAAAATGGGTATACTTGGTGATAAATTTAAAACAAAAAGTCATGAAGTTCGTGGCATACTTGAGAGGCTCCGTGAAGGCTTTCGCTGTGATGGATTTAAAAATAAAGTTTATGAAATTCGTGGTACAGAAGGTGAATGGGATGACCGAGCTGATTGGTCTGAGGGTGCATTCTTTTCGGAAGTACTAGCAAAACAGACTTGTTATCTTCTGAACAAAGAAGTAGATAACTCAAATGACAATTATGATATTCCATATTATTATGTTAAGACAATATTAGTAATGGGGATGGACACGCCAGTCCCTTCAAATTTACTATCACAATCATCGTCGGCGGGGACATTCGTGAAATCACAATT